CAAACTGGTCTCACAACTGACATCGTGGTATCTGAGACTTTCGAGCCAGTAGAGGAAAGGGAGTTCAACATTACCATCGAGGACGATGCCCCGTTCTCGATATCGGCCACCTACATCTTTACCTTTACTTATAATTCGGTAACCATGCTCTTCGAAGTTGTGGTTATCAATTGGCTTGAAGAAATCCCTGATTTCCCGGTTCTGGAACAATGGGAATGGCTAACTGATGTCATAAGAACCGCTGATGGCTCCGAGCAGCGAATCAGCATCCGAAACCAGCCTCGCCGCCGGCTTGAAGGTATGATCCTCATTAAGGACGATGTGGATAGAGAAGAACAGCTCCGTCGGTGGTACGAATTGATGGAGGCTACTACTGTAATCCCCTTCTACCAGTATGCTACGAGAATCACTCAGGATAGTGTCATCACCGATACCAAGATCTACTTTGATCCCGCCAAGACTGATGTCCGAGCTGGCGAGAAAGTTATCATCTACCATCCCCAGGATGATACTTCTTTCCCGCTTGAGCTAACGGCAATGGCAGCTGATGGTGCAACGCTCGACCCCCTCACCTATAACGTCTACGCTGGCGACTTAATTGCTCCCGCCTTTGACTGTCATCTGGATAACCGAACTGGGGTTCAGATGACACAGGTAGCAGGCCAGCTCAGACTCCGGGCCCAGACTGCTGAGTATCGAGATGACTTTGATCGCCCGGGAAGCACAGCAACCATCACAACCTACGACAGTCTTGATGTAATGGACCGAATCCCCCTTGCCTCACGCGGTTTCGTCGATGAAATAGTTGACATGGGGCCAGCCATCATTGATAATGAAAGTGGTGTGATAGACAGAAGTAGTCCTTGGCTTCATGCTTCAGTTGATGGTGTCAGAAAATGGATCTTCAACCGAAAGACAAACCCAACCGAGATGGACTGGTGGAGGGACTTCCTCACAGCTCGTCACGGAATGAGGGTTTCGTTCTTGATGCCTACCTGGCGCGAAGACCTGTTCCTCGATACCGACCCATCAGCCGGAGTGCTTCAGTTCGATGTCGAGGGGCTCGATTACCACAATCGTTACTCGGAGTTCGACACCTACAAGAGGCTCCAGCTGATCAACCCCGACGGCGACATTATCTACCGAACTGTAGACTACACGACTTCCTCGCCTGGCGGGATCACGACCATCACACTCACGTCTGCAATGCCAGTCGATTCATCTTGGGAGAACGGGTTTACAATCTCCTTCCTCCACAGGGTGAGACTGAACTCAGACAGGGTACGACTGACCCATGGCCCGATGGACACAGAGATCGAGCTGTCTATCAGAACAGTGGATGCTTAAGTGAGCTACGATAGCTATGAAGAAAGTGTTGAAAGTGGAGCCCCAGTAGAGGGATTCAAGTTTACTGGTAGCTTCACTGAATACCGCTATACGAGCTCCCAGGTGGATGTCGAGATCTTCAGCGAGACCTACACGGCAATCGCCATCAGTCGGAACGCAGTCAAGGCTACCACCCAGAATGATGACGGTGGCGATCTTGAGGTTGTGGTTCCCTATGACATCCAACTGGTCCGTGACTACGCCTACTCGAAGGCTCCCCCAAGGCTCACACTTGAGATCGTCAGATACCACGAAGGATCAGATCCCGTAACGGATTGGGTCACCATCTGGAAGGGCGTTTGCACCAACTTCTCTGTAAGCGACCGCAAGTGTAAGATCCGAGTCCCGAGCATCTTCTCCGTGGTCCTTCGTGGCGAGCTACCCAATGTCTACTACCAAGGACCCTGTAACCACAGGCTGTACGACGACCGGTGTAAGTTGTCGGCTGCCTCGTTCAAGACTACCAGTACCATCACGGACATTGATAAGAACGTGATTACCGTAACTGCTGATGGTGCAGACGATAATACTATGGTTGGCGGTGAGATGGTTAATACCACTCAAGGTGAACGCCGGCTAATCATCTCAAACGTGGCGGATGTCATCACTTTGAACTTCCCATTCTACGGCGCAGAAGTTGGCGACACAGTTGAGATGTATCAGGGCTGTGACCACTCGTTTGCTACCTGTGGCACTAAGTTCTCTAACCAGGCCAACTACGGAGGCTTCCCCTTCATTCCCGGGATCAATCCTTTCCAGGGGGACCTATGATCTGGTTAACCCTCATTCTGTTTGCCGTCAGTTTCTTCTTGTCCGTTCTGCTTACTCCTAAGCCCAACGTCGAAGATGCCAGAGCTGGTACACTTGATGACCTTGGTTTTCCAAGAGCAGACGAGGGAACACCGGTAGCGCTGATCTTCGGTAGGCAGCGACTGAAGGGGCCCCATGTTCTCTGGTACGGAGACTTCGTTTCGAGAGCCAAAAAGAAGAAGGTCAAGACTGGGCTGTTCAGTTCTAAGAAGGTTACTACCGGATACTACTACTATGTGGGCCTGCACCTCGGCGTCGGGATCGGCCCTCTGGTCCGGCTTCGAAAGGTCTGGCTTGGTAAGCATCTGTTGTGGTCTGGCACTGCATCAGGTGATGGTAGCCAGTTGACCATTAACAAACCCGGGCTGTTCGGTGGGGCAGATAAAGGCGGCGGGTTTGTTGGCGTAATCAGGTTCTACAGCGGCGGGTCAACCCAAACGGAGAACGCCTACCTTCAGACCCAGCTCGGTACTGTTCCCAAGTACAATGATGTGGCTCATATGGTCTTCGAGCGACCTTACATTGGTACACAGCCAAGCCTTAGGGTTGCCAATATTGAGGTCGAGAGATATCCCAACAACCTCGGCCTCGCCACAGCAGTTCAAGTTATCGGGGATGACCTTAACCCGGCTGAGATCCTGTACACTGTCCTGACTGAGAATTGGGGCGGACTCAATATCGACCCATTCGACATTGATACTGCCTCCTTCCTGTCTGTAGCTTCTACGCTTGCTGATGAAGAAAATGGCATGAGTATCCTGGTTACTCGTGCTGCCGATGGTAAGAAGGTCATTGAAGAGGTTCTTCGACAAATCGATGGCGTCCTGTACCAGGATCCCGTAACCGGTAAGATGGTTTTGAAGCTGATCCGTAACGACTACGACGAAGCTACACTACCACTCTTTGATGAGTCTCGGGTTGCCAAGATAACCAACTTCTCCAGAACCGCTTGGTCAGATACCATAAACCAGGTTCGAGTAACATTCACCGACCGTCGGAGAGAATACGAACGGGGTTCGGCCTTTATCCAGGATATGGCTAACATCTCAGTTCAGGGACAGGTTCGTAGTACCACAATTGGATTCCCGGGTGTAACCGAACCTGCTCTTGCCAATCGGCTTGGTGCCCGAGAACTCTCACAGCTCGGTGTTCCGCTTGTCCGTGCAACTCTTCATCTGATCCGTACCGATGCTGTTGACTTAAGGCCCGGGTCTGTCTTCCGACTCAGTTGGGACGACTACGATATAGACAGTATAGTGATGAGAGTTCAGAAGTTCGACATGGGAGAATTGACTGATGGTAGGGTGGCCGTCGATGTGATCCAGGACGCCTTCGCTGATGCAAGCCCGATCTATGCTGATCCCGCCTCGACAAGTTGGGCAGAGATCGATAGAGAAGCTAGCGACATTCTCCTATTCTCTGTCTTCGAAAGCCCGAAGTGGTTTGTAGATCAGTGCGATGATACAGAAGGTGCCGACAGCCCGGTAACTACTAACCTCTGGGCTCTTGCTCGTCCTCCCTTATATGGCGAGCGGTTCGATATGATTACCTCTAACGATAACTTTGTTGGGGAAGTAACCACCGAAGTTAACAACGTCGAGTTCCCGAACTCCGGCCTTCTAGTCGAAGCTGTCTATCAACAGATGGGACAGCCTTCCGGTGAACTGACTAAGATTGTCATTGGTAGTATGCACCCGTTCGACTTTGAGCCGACCGATGCTACCGAGTTCAACATCCGAACTCATGGCTTTAATCTCATCCTTATCAATGGTGAGTTTATGGCCTTCGAGAATGTCACCGACAATGGCGATGGTACCTGGGATCTTGAAGATGTCCATCGTGCCATGTTCGACTCTACCATTGAGGACCATGAAATCGGCGATGCTGTCTACTTTGTGGATAGTGTTGACTGGATGTCCTATAACCAGCGGGACTACCCGGGAACCTACTCGTATAAACTTCTATGCTCCACAGACCAAGACTCTCAAGACGAAGCAGATGTCACCGCGTCCTCCATCGTCTACGACAGGCGGTATGTCCGGCCCTATGCTCCCGACTACATTACCGTGGAAGGAATTCGAGCGCCATTCCAGGTCATCGGGGTAACGGACATAGACGTGACCTTCAGGGCTCGGAATCGGGCGGATACTTCGCTGGCCTTCTACGACGACGCGGCTGATACTCCCGAGGCGGGTTCGAGCTACAACGTGGTTGTTAAGCTTGACGGAGATGCTATCGCCAATAACATCGGGGCTGCGGGTCCTACCATTAATGTCACTGGACTTGATGGAGCCGGGTGGATGAGAGTTGAGATTGATACGGTAGTGTCAAGTATCGAAAGCTATCTTCCCGATGCCATCGAGTTCTTCTATGCCAACTATGCCTCACTGAGTTCTGATCTTGTGCTTAATGGTGGCTTTACTGGGTCATTGGCTAACTGGTCAACTGTGTCCGGTACGATGGCTATCTCCGAAACTTCAAGCTACCATCCGCTCTACCCTCAGGGCGGAACCTCATCCTACGTTCGAGCTACCGAAGATGGTAGTGAGATCCGTCAAGACATCGTGACTACCTCGTATCAGGGACAAGCTGGGATCTTCAGAGTCTTCCGTGGTAGCCGAGTTGCTGGTGCCGAGACTTCGGTTATCATCGAGCAGTGGGACGACTTTGGAGGAGATACACTGCTTGACTCCATCACTATCCCGGCCGCCTCTGTGGACCCTGGAAAGTGGGAAGTGATCGATGTTGCCATCCCGATCCGTTCGGATTGCGACTATCTCCGAATCAGGCTGCAGGCTGACGACGGTGGATCCTTTGAGCAGTGTTCCTTCCAAGTGAATACCGTTACCCGAACTACTTCGATGACCACCTATGACAACATCACTGGCCTAACCGTCGAAGGTGCTTGGGGACTACGTCAACTTGATTCTGGATACTCCGGAGCCCTTGTCCGAATCCGCGACACCTACGATGACACAGAGCAGGATGTGGGCCAGGACATTGATGGCAATCTCGAAGCCTTCTATACTCGAGGCGAGGCCCGAGTAACTACTCTATACGATCAGTCTGGGAACAGTGCTGACCTTGTTCAGACTACTGATGCCGACCAACCAAGACTACGCCACCAGCTTTCTGAGACCGGTAGGCCCTTCATTGAGTTCGAGGATCGGACTGGCTCAAACATG